TTTTTAAGCGATGATATCACTGAACACATCCGTCTGTGCAAACAGATTGCTAAATCATTGAGGGGTGGAGAAATGAGCTTTAAAGACCTCGAACAAAAACACAACCTAGTCAACAGGGTAATACTGGCTTGCGGCAAGCACCCCACTGATGCTGACATCAACCCTTTGCTTGAAGAAAGACTTGAACGATTCTATGAGGACGCAGTGATTGAAGGCATGGCGAAACAGATGCACTCAAGCGTTGATCGTGCGGTCAATACAATGGGCAAAGAATGGGTCGGGCTGACAGATGATGAGATGCTAAAAACTCTTATAGAGATTGATAGCGAAACAGTACGCTTGCCCATTGGTTTTAAACTTTTTGCCTGTGCCATTGAAGCCAAGCTCAAGGAGAAGAACAATGACTGAAACAAACCCATTTGCAGAATTGGTGAGTTATCCTCCATCAGAAATATTAAATTACACGATAGAAGACCTTGTTAATGATAGCGAGGACATAGATTTTTACTTACCCTATCAGTGGTCAAACGGGGGCGGCGATGGTATTGGCAACCCATGCCCTGAAGACCCGTTGACTATTTACTGGACTGCTGATTTAAGCGGCGGTGACGAGAGAGTGACATATAAAACAACATTGGGCGCTTTGTTAGATGACACGTTTGAAGGGCATGAGTTATGGCTTGAAGACACAAGCGTAATAGGTTCAACATCTGTACCGTTGTTTACAAACATTCGTGATGCTCTACAGAAAGAGATAGACAGGCTGAACGTATGGATTGATAACGCTAAACCCGAGGAGAAGAAAGATGAATGAAGAAGATGAAGCATTCGCAGAGATTGACCGCAAGCAACACTGGCGGGCGGAAGATAACACGCGTCGCGAGGCACAGCAAAAAGCCTTTAACTTTGTGATGGACATGGGCAGCATTGACTTAGGCAGCATGACGCTACAGCGAGCCTATGAGATTGGCTATCGTGCAGGGGTGTATGCAGCAGAAAGGAAGAAAAATGAGTGAGCCATCACCAAATGTTACAGTCGCTCGCGCATTGCAAGAGGTAAGCCGCGCTACATCAACCGTGTTGATAAAGATGACAGGCAGACCGCAGAAATCTGTGCTGAACACGCTTAAAAACCTGTATCACCAAAGCAAGATTCACATTGGTGCTTATGAAGTTAACAAGCGTGGTCAGGTAGCCAAGGTGTGGGCGTGGGGCGATGGTGATGATGCGCGAGAACCTGTCATGCGTAACGACAAAGTAGCTTTTATCCCACGCCCTGATACGGCGGCAGCATGGTTAAGGAATCCAACATGAAACTGAACGAGCAAGAACACGAACGTATTGCACTCATAGGCAAAGCCATACGTGCTAACGAGCAACAGGTGGGCGGTGCGCACTACGCAGTCAAAGCTATACAGCCGTGGGACTACATCATCGCCAACGACTTGGGCTACCTAGAGGGCAACATAGTGAAGTACGTTAGCAGGTGGAAAGACAAGGGCGGCATTGAAGACTTAAAAAAAGCACAGCACTACCTACAGAAGTTAATCGAAGTCACGGAGAAAGATAATGGAAGATGAAGACCTGCGGGACTTGTTTGCGGGTATGGCGTTGCAGGGCTTTGTTAGTCGAGGTATCCATATGGATGTTATTAACAGAACCGCAGCGAATTGTTATGCCCTAGCAGATGCAATGCTTGATGCTAAGTATGCTGAACCCGAACCTGAACCCGAAATGGGTATCACAGCAATTAAAAGAAAACGTAAAACAACTAAGGAAGAGTAATGGACTTGATCGTGCTAGATTTTGAGACGTACTATGATCAAGACTTCAGCTTGAGCAAAATCACAACCGAAGAGTATGTACGTGATGACAAGTTTGAGGTGATTGGTCTTGCGATTAAAGTCAACAACAATCAAACTGAATGGGCGAGTGGCACACATGAACAGATTAAAGAATGGCTCAACACGTTCAACTGGGCAGACGCGATGGTGGTGTGCCACAACACCATGTTTGACGGTGCTATCCTTGCTTGGCGTTTTGGTGTCAAGCCTCGTGTGTGGGCTGATACTCTGTGTATGGGTCGTGCCCTGCATGGTATTGAGGTGGGTGGCTCACTCAAAGCTATGGCTGAGCGTTACAAGGTGGGTGTCAAAGGTGAAGAAGTTGTAGCAGCCAAGGGTATGCGCCGAGCCGATTTTAGCGATGAGAAACTGTCACAATACGGCGACTACTGCATCAATGACGTTGAGATCACGTACAAGTTATTTCACCTCATGGCTAAGGGATTCCCAAAGCAAGAGTTCCGCATAATCGACTTGACCTTGCGTATGTTCATTGAGCCTGTGCTTGACCTGAACCTGCCCTTGCTTGAGCACCACTTGCATGATATTCGTGAACGCAAAGAACAGTTACTCAGTGATGCAAGCGTGACTAAAGATGTTCTGATGTCGAACCTGAAGTTTGCCGAATTGCTCAAGTTGTTTGGTGTTGAGCCGCCGATGAAGATAAGCCTGACCACAGGCAAAGAAGCACTTGCACTTGCCAAGAGCGATGAAGCATTCAAGGCACTTGCTGAACACGAAGATATTAGGGTGCAGACTCTTGTTGCTGCACGACTAGGTACGAAGTCAACACTCGAAGAAACCCGCACCCAACGCTTTATTGATATTGCCAAGCGTGGGTTATTGCCTGTGCCGATTCGATACTACGCAGCGCATACAGGGCGGTTCGGCGGTGATGACAAGATCAACCTGCAGAACTTGCCGAGCCGTGGGGCTAACGCAAACAAGCTCAAGCAATCCATCATTGCCCCAACAGGCTATAAGATCATAGACGCTGATTCAGCACAGATCGAAGCCCGCGTTCTCGCTTGGCTTGCAGGGCAAGCTGACTTGGTGCAAGGCTTTGCCAACAAGGAAGATGTGTACAAGAAAATGGCATCGGCTATCTACGGTGTGGCAGAAGATCACATCAACAAAGATCAACGTTTTGTCGGTAAGACAACGATTCTTGGTGCAGGGTACGGCATGGGCGCATTGAAGTTTCAGGCACAGCTTAAGACGTTTGGGTTTGATATAGAACTCGCTGAGGCCCGGAGGATCATTGAGATTTACCGTAGAACAAATGATGACATAGTACAGCTATGGCAAGATGCGCAGACCTCACTTATCCGCATGGTAAACGGTGAAGGTATGAACCTTGGTATGCCTAGCGGTGTGCTCACAATTAAACCGAAAATGGCGGGGATATGGCTTCCATCGGGCTTGATGATGCGCTATGATGGTCTTGAATTTGAGCAAGGTGAGAAGGGCATCGAATTTAGTTATGTTACTCGCCGTGGTCGTACCCGTATATACGGGGGTAAGATTATTGAGAACGTGTGTCAAGCAGTAGCACGTTGCATCATTGCCGAGCAGATGTTGCGTATAGCCAAGCGATACAAGGTTGTGTTGACGGTGCATGATGCGATTGCTTGTGTGGTGCGTGATGAAGAAGTAAATGATGCAACACAATTCGTTGAAGAGTGTATGCGTTGGACACCTGACTGGGCGCAGGGCTTGCCCTTGAATTGCGAGTCAGGTTCGGGTGATAACTATGGGGCGTGTTGATGTCAAAAGCGTGGTCGTACAGCGGGATGAAGAAGTTTGAGTCATGCCCCAAGCAGTTCTACCATATCAAAGTCCTCAAGGAGTATGAGGAACCCCCGACTGATGCCACGATATACGGTAAGGAGTTTCACACCGCTGCTGAGTTGTACATCCGTGACGCGACACCACTACCCCCACAGTTTGCGTTTGCTAAGCCTGTGCTTGATAAACTCAATGAAATGAAGGGCGATAAGCATTGCGAGTATGAGATGGGTTTAACAGAGAACTTGCAGCCCTGCGCCTTTGACGCACCCGAAGCATGGTGGCGGGGTATTGCAGATTTAGTAATTGTGGATCATGATACGGGCATCGCACGTGTAGTGGATTACAAGACAGGTCGCAATGCAAAGTACGCAGACAAAGGGCAGCTTGAGTTAATGGCACTTGCGATATTTAAGCACTTCCCATTGGTCGAAGATGTTCGTGCAGGGTTGCTGTTTGTTATCAGTAACGATTTCATTAAAGACCGTTATGTACTCAAGGATGTTGACGGACTGTGGTTAAAGTGGTTAAAGTCGTACAACCGCATGAAAGCTGCGTATGACACCGATGTGTGGAATCCAAAACCAAGTGGTCTATGTAAAAAACATTGTGCGGTGCTGAGTTGCTTGCACAACGGAAGGGGTTAACATGGCGTACAAGAATCCGAAAGAAGATCGAAATTACAAGCGTGAGTATGCGTTGTACGGCGGCAAGCCCGAACACATTAAAGAACGTGCCGAACGCAACAAAGGTCGTGCTACGCTAGTCAAAGAAGGCAAGCTGCAAAAGGGTGATGGTAAAGACGCAGCGCACGTGAAAGCAATTGATAAGGGCGGCTCGATTAAGAATGGTCTGCGTGTTGAAGATGCGAATGTAAACCGCTCATTTAAACGTGATACAAAGCGCAACCTAGTATCAGAAGTTAGTAAGCGCGAACGCAAGAAAAAGTAGTATCCGCAGTACTAGCAGTACCAAAAATAATAAGACCATGCACACCGTGTTTGGTCGATTTGGCATCGGAGAATGAGTTGGAAATTGTTGACAACAAGGCATTGCTGTTGCGACTGCGTAACCCGCAGAAGATCACGACAGTCATACCTAAGAGCAAAGACCTTGGTGAAGGTAAAGTACTTGTACGGTGGGGGCTTGATGAAGCACAGGTCCTCAAGAACATGAAGATACGCAATGTACCAAGTCCTATTTTGGGACACTACGCTTGGCCCGGCCAGTACAAGCCTTTCGATCACCAACGAACAACTTCTGCATTCCTCACGTTACACAAGCGGGCCTTTTGCTTCAATGAGCAAGGCACAGGCAAGACAGGCAGCGTCATTTGGGCAGCAGACTACCTGATGCGTGAGAAGCGAATCCGGCGGGTGTTAGTGATTTGCCCTATGTCAATCATGGACATTGCATGGCGGGCAGACCTGTTCAAGTTTGCAATACACCGCACAGTAGACATCGCATACGGCAACGCAGAGAAGCGCAGACAGATCATTAACGGTAATGCTGAGTTTGTCATCATCAACTATGACGGTGTTGAGATTGTGCGTGATGAGATCGAGCAAGCAAATTTTGATTTGATCGTAGTCGATGAAGCCAACGCATACAAGAACACACAAGCCAAGCGATGGAAGGTACTGAACGGGTTGGTCAAAGCTGATACATGGCTGTGGATGCTGACCGGAACCCCTGCAGCACAGTCGCCTGTCGATGCGTACGGCTTGGCAAAGCTTGTTAACCCCGTTACCGTTCCACGGTTCTTGTCCACGTTTCGTGAGATGGTCATGAACAAGGTCAGCCAGTTCCGGTGGATACCTAGACCGAATGCCACGCAGATTGTGTTTGAAGCCCTGCAGCCCGCAATACGGTTTACGAAGGACGAGTGCCTTGACTTGCCGGAGATGACGTACGTCAAACGTACAGTCGAGTTGACCAAGCAGCAGCAGAGGTACTATGCCCTGCTCAAGAACCGCATGATCATCGAGGCGGCAGGCGAAGCGATTACATCAGTCAACGCTGCAGTGAACATGAACAAGCTCCTGCAAATATCTTGTGGTGCGGTGTACTCCGACACAGGTGAAACGATTGAGTTTGACGTTAAGAATCGGTATGCCGCACTAAAAGAAGTTATTGATGAAACCAACCAAAAGGTTCTGGTGTTCGTGCCTTTCAAGCATGTCATCAGTATTTTGGCGGGCAAGCTGCAAGCTGACGGGATTACTGCCGAGATCATTTCAGGCGATGTGCCAGTCAACAAGCGCACCGATATTTTTACCCGTTTTCAAACCACGCAAGACCCACGAGTTCTTATAATTCAGCCCCAGTCAGCCGCACACGGTGTGACGTTAACCGCTGCCGATACGGTAGTTTGGTGGGGACCTGTACCGTCTCTTGAGACATACGCACAAGCTAACGCACGAGTGCATAGGTCAGGGCAACGCCACCCCACAACGGTGGTTCAGTTACAAGGCTCATCAGTAGAACGTCATATTTACCAACTTCTTGACAACAAAATAGACATCCACTCAAAAGTTATAGATTTATACAATAATCTACTTGACTAGCGTAGAATATGTCATTATAATTAAGTTTCTGACACTTGGAGAGTATCATGAATGATCAACAAATACCCGTAGAAAAGCTTGTGAAGATTTACCTCAAAATGCGTGGCAAGCATGATGAGCTACTGCAACAGTTCAAGCAGGAGGAAGAGGCACTTAAGGATCAGATGACCAAGATCAAAGGTGCATTGCTAGACCACTGCAAAGAGCACAACGTCGAGAGCGTACGCACAACCGAAGGGCTGTTCTTTCGCACGACAAAGCAAAGCTATTGGACAAACGATTGGGAGTCGATGGGCAAGTTTGTCGTCGAGCACCAAGCACCTGAGTTGTTTGAGAAGCGGCTGCACCAAGGTAACGTAAAACAATTTTTGGAGGAACACCCCGAACTGCTACCCCCCGGACTCAACGTTGAGAGTCAATACTCAGTTACTGTAAGGAGAAAATAATGAGCGAAGCCCCATATGTGCCAGTTGAAGAACTAGCAA